ATCTGGCAATCGTCCATCAGGTCATATTGATCGAAAAAAATCCCGCAGTCACGGAGAGGGGTGTACTCCCAGCCCTCGTGACCACCAACGATGATGAAATCGTTGACCGCCTTGATTTCCTCCGGCGTGAAGCCTGAGAGAACCGCTTTCAGAATGAATTGGTCATAGTGCTTATTGTTGAACCCTGCCAACAGGGGTTCTTGGGTCATGAATTGTTCGACCGCTTCATTGTCATTCCAAATCTCGGTGTATTCCCCCGTGACCTTGTTTTTGAAGACAAAAAGCCAATCGTAGGCAAACACCTCGCAGTCAAAAATGAAAGGTTCAAGGTTCAGTGGTATCACCTCCAAAGAGATTATCCAGATACCTTTCGGCAAGGATTTCCTGAACACCCTCCATGATGTAGAGCATACAGGGAAAAGCCATGCCATTTCCCCACATCTTGTACTCCGCAGAGTCCTTATGAGGAACCAGCGCACACCAATCTTTCTCGAACCCTTGAAGGGAAGCACACTCAGTAGGGGTGAGCTTTCGAGCCAGATAAATGACTTCACCGTTCTCAGTCTGTGTGGGAACAAAGAGAGTCTGGTCGTTGTTACATGAGAGCGTTGCACTCTTATCTTCCTGTATCAAAGCGCCCTTACCCCCCCCTCACAACCAGAGCGGATTTTTAAGGTGTACGGGATAAGCGCACATGGAAGATGATGGTGGTCAGGTCTGGCGGCAGCCAATGTCATCGTTACCCCCCCCCGTAATAGCCTGATTGTAAAAATCTGCTCCGATTGGTTCTAACACCAATGTCTCAGTACCCCCCCCATAATTGCCGCCCGTGGCTTTCAGCGTAACCGCTTGTTCCGTGGGTGCATATTCATCATAGGAAGCCTGTCCGAAGCATGGAACAAGAACTAAAGGGACATTACCCCCCCCCTGTTCCCATTCGTCCAGCGAGGGTTTGGACGGTATTATCGGGTCTGAGGGACACTCGGCTGTCTTGAGCGTGGTTTTCGACTGCATAAACACGATAGTGTTCAACAGGGCTTGTTTCAGAAGTGGGTCTAACGGCTTGCCCCGTTCGCCTGACCTTCTTAAAATCCCTTCGCAAGCCCTCACGCTCAAATAGTATCCGTCCGGCACATTGACCTCCAAGATCGAGGACAACGAAGACACGCTTGCGTCTTTGGGGAACTCCCCAACCTTGAGCATCAAGTCCTCTCCAAGCGATAGAGGAATGATCTCCCAAGACAAATCCGGTGTGCGGCCATTTTTGCCGTCCTTGCTTGTCTTCCGCATATCGAGGAACGCTATCGTCTCCCTCGCAGATTTTCCAGAGAGTTTCGATGACTGTTCGGAAGTCTTCTCCCTGTGTCGAGCTAAAAGCTCCATAAACATTTTCCCAAATGACGATTTGAGGAAATCTCCCATTGGTGATACACCTCATTTCCTGAATAACTCGGATTGCTTCAAAGAATAGAGAAGACTCCTGACCAGCAAGACCCTTACCATTCCCAGCAATCGAGAGGTTTTGGCACGGAGAGCCGAAGGTGATAACATCGACCGGCTCGATTTCTGCGCCGTTCATCTTGGTAATATCACCAAGGTGAGCCATCTTAGGGAAACGGGACTGTGTGACAGCTTTCGGGAAAGGCTCGATCTCACTCGCCCATGCCGGGATAATACCGACCGCAGAAGCGGCAAGAGGACAAGTCCCGCTGCCATCAAACAGACTGCCTAACTTCACTTCGACACCTCCTGTTCGATGAATTTACAACCGCACTTGCGGTAGGTGGTACACCGCTTTTTGTAGCTTCTCACGAGGTACTGAATACCATCGTCCACATAATCGTAGGCGATAGGTTCCCCCTTTCCCTCGAAGGTACGAGCGATACGACCAATGCTCTGAGTTATTACAGCGTAGTCTTTCTGCGGTGTAGTCAGGTACAGCCGGTCGAGCCGGGGAATGTCCAGCCCCTCTTTCGCCAGAGAGTAGGTAGCGAACAGATACCGCTTGCGCCCCTGCCGCATTTCCTCAATAGCCTGCTCTCGGAGAGCTTTGGCTTTCTTCGTGGTCATCTTCCCATCAATCATGACCGCCTGTTTTCTCAGGTCGGGCGGAAGCCTGTTCATCAGGGTTTCCAAATGCGTCAGCCGGTCAGAGAGAATGAGATTGTAGTGATCTCGGTTTGCCACAAGATCAGCGACAATCAGATTGTTTCGGGGATAACGGTCAGCGAGGAAATTGACCAACTTGGCATAGATGATCGTACCGTCCGTGTCCAAAAACTCACGGCTGAGTCCTTGATGGGTGGCACGGGGGAGAACGCTGACAGTCATGATCTTGTCTTTCACCGCTTCCTCCGGCACCTGATAGGCAATCCCACCCAGCAGAGCGTAGGTGGCGGCAATCATACCGTCTGCTCGATGAACCGTAGCGGACAGGCCGTACTTGTGTCGAGCTGCCAGAGCGTTCAGCACCTTTGAGAACTGCGTCATGGCGGTCGGGGTTCCGGCTACACGGTGACATTCGTCCACGATGATACAATCCCAAACATCACGGTACTGGCTCAGATCGAGGTTGCACATGGTCTGTACCGTTGCGAAGGTGATTGCTTTACCGATTTGAACCCTACCTTCGGTGATTGTGCCAGTCAGAGAAGGACTCATGTACTGCTCCGCTCGGCTTTTGCTCTGTACGAGCAAATCCCGTGTATGGGTCAGCCAGAGTGTCCTTCGACCTGTATCTGCCGCAACAGCAATTCCGATCTGTGTCTTACCGCACCCCGCAGGAGCTTGAAGGATACCGTAGTAGGCTGTTATCAGGGCTTCCTTGGCTTCCACTTGGTAGTCATAGAGCGGAATGGTGCAACCGAAGTCCACCTCGGTCGGCGTGGGAAGATTGACCTTCATGTGGCAATCGTCCATCGCCAGCACATCGTTCAAGCACCCGTAGGGAAGAACCAGTGTGTCGCCGTCCCATTGGAACAGATGCAACTTCTCAGGAGTATTGCCTGTCCAGAAACCCATACGTTTTTTCTTGATGTATTCGGGATTAGAAAGGATGAGCTGCTTCTTGCACCATGTAAGCAACTGCTCAGACGGGTTTTCAATTCGGAGCTGGTTGCCAACAGTTACTTGCATAGACTCACCCACGCATCAAGGGAAATACACATCATGCGAATATCCCTTTCGTTGAGTTGCTTAACACCTTTCGCGGCCAAATTATTGAGTGTATAGAGCGAAATGAAATATACATCTCCGTCTTTCAGCCTCAGCGCAAACCAGCCGGTGCCGTTACCTGTAGCTTCCCACAGCGTCATTGCGGATCGCTGATTTTCTTCGATTCGATTCAGGCGAAAAACATCATTCTCGCACACCTTGCAATCGATCGGGTGTGTTTCTCGATTACGAGAGGCAAGCACATCAAACGGCTGACCTTGTGCGTTTTGAGCGAGATTATGCGCCCAGAAGCCCTTATTGGACAAATATTCACACAACGATTTTTCAAAACCGTTGCCGACTTTACGATTGACGTTCATTTGCATCACTCCTTTACAAGTGAATATTTCCGATATATAATCGGATTGAGCATTTTCGCTTGCCGTTGATGGAACTGGTACTTCCGTCAGCGGCTTTTTCTTTGCTTCGACTCCGAAAGGCCGTACAGCTTACCGAACAAGCCAAAACACACAAGGCTAACCGCCATATGAATTGCGCCAACACCCAGCGTCATCATCTCTTTTTCGATAGAACCGACTACACCCAGAAGGTAGAAAAACGAGAGAAACGCGAGTGCTCCAAAAACCTTTTTCATGAAGTGACCTTCTTCCATATGTACTTCTTGCCGTATCGCTGTTCGTACCACTTTTCAAACTCGGCTCGGTGAGCTTCGTCCTTGAAATATTCTCGAACGCGCTGAGCGACCAGTAGGCTTAGTGCGCTTGCCTGAGCCTGTTTTTCGGGGACGAAAACACTCATGATACGATTTTCGCCTCGTACTCGTTCAAAATATCGAGCGAGCGACGCAGGATTTCATCTGCTTTTGGGCCAATACGAGTGCCGGACAGCGTTGCCGACATTTCAAACTTGTCCGTGAGCAGCCCCTCGTCCGACAGGCGATGAATAAGCCACGCATAGGTGAGCGTAAAGTGAGAAATCTTATCCCTAATCTGTTCTGCGTAGGAAAAACGATCTCTCATAGACAACGGACGGGAAGTTTCTGCCATCGTGCGACCTCCTTTCATGTGGATTGCAACTTTAGTTGTAAATAATCCTTGCAATCGGAGGTCGCCTATGCTACAATCAGTTTTGCGAACGACAATAGCATTGGCGATACCCCGATTATGAAGGAGCCGATTTCCTTTTGCGAGAAGGAAGTTGACCCCTCGGATTACTGTTGCCTTTATTAACTTTCGTTGTTGTAAGTTGAGTATAATCCCATAGACGGGATTTGTCAATAGGGCGATAGTGATTTTCTGAAAAAAATTCCCGTTGACGGGAACGGAGGAAAACACGATGACTTTCTACGAGCGACTGACTGAACTTCGCAGAGAAAAGGGATTAACTCAGAAACAGATTGTTGATGAACTCAATCTCGGCAAAAATTCTTTTGGGGAATGGAAGAAAGGGGCTATCCCTGTCCGTTCCACTCAACAACTTCTTGCCAAATATTTCGGGGTGTCGGTTGACTACCTCATGGGGAAAACTAATAACCCCATTCCTAATACGGAAACGGTAGGCACCTACATTCCGTATGAGAAACGGGGTTTGCGTCCAGTCATCGGTTTAGCTTCGGCGGGGACAGGGGTGATTGCGGAAGAAATGATTGTTGGTTGGGAAGCAGTTGATGACGAATACGATAACGACAACTGCTTTTGGCTCGAAGTATCTGGTAACAGCATGGCACCGAAGATTGATAATGGCGATAGAGTGCTTATTCAGATGGACGCAGAAATTGAGAGCGGCTGTATTGCCGTGGTCGTGGTAGACGGTACAGAAGGGTTTTTAAAACAGGTCGAGTTCGGTGAAAATTCCATCTCGCTTCACTCCTTCAACCCTTACTATCCTGATATGGAGTTCGTAGGTGCCGACCAGAAACGCTTGCACTTTATCGGTCGTGTCCGGGAAATGAAGCGGAGGTTCTGATATGCGTAAAAAGTTTAATATCGACCTCTCCATGTTAACCCCGGAGGAACAGCAGCAGTTTCATGATGACCCTACCACCCTGACCAAAGGTGAAGTTGATGTCGCTTTGTACCTTCGGTTCAGTTCGGAACGGCAGACGGAACAGTCCATTGAGGGTCAGCTTCGAGACTGTATTGCGTACTGTAAGCGCAAGAGCTTCCGCATTGTCGCCATCTATGTTGACCGTGCTACTACTGCTCGGAAAGATGTAGAAAAGCGAGTCCATTTCCAAGAGATGATTTCCGACAGCGCTCATCATCTCTGGAACTTCGTGGTCGTGTGGAAGCTCGACCGCTTTGCCAGAAATAGAGAAGACAGCGCCGTGTTTAAAATGCGGCTGCGGAAGAATGGAGTTCGGGTCAAGTCCGCAACCGAAACGATTTCCGAGAACCCTGAAGGTATCATCTTGGAGTCTGTGCTTGAAGGTATTGCCGAATATTATTCCGCAGACCTCAGTCAGAAGATTACCCGTGGTCTGAGAGAGTCCGCTATGAAGGGTCATTCCGTTGGCGGCCATGTCCCATTGGGCTACAAAATCGAAGATCATAAACTTGTAATAAATCCGGCAACCGCTCATATCGTCCAAGAAGCATTTCAACTCTACGCCAATGGCGAGAGCATGGCTGAGATTTGCCGCATCTTCAACAGTAAGGGCTACCGTACTGCCAAAAACTCGGAGTTTAACCGAAGCAGTTTTAAATCCATGTTTAAGAATGTGCGGTATATCGGGACATACATCTACAAAGACATAAAAAAAGAAAACGCCATTCCAGCCATCATCGACAAAGACCTCTTTGAAACGGTGCAACGGCGGCTTTCTTTGGCCGCTGACGCACCTGCAAGGGGTAAAGCTAAGGTAGATTACCTCCTATCTGGAAAGCTGTTCTGCGGGCATTGTGGAGCCACTATGAACGGGGAAAGCGGTACGAGCAAGACAGGGGCTATCCACAACTACTACACCTGCTATTCACGGAAACGGCGAAAGGGCTGTGATAAGAAGCCATTGAAGAAAGATTTCATTGAACGCATTGTCGCACAGGACGCTATGGCGCTGCTTACCAACGATGTGATTGAGGAACTGGCCGACATGGCTATGTCGCAAGCGGACAGGGACTTAAAGGAAAACACCTGTATTCCTGAACTATCTACTAGACTCACCGAGATCGAGCAAGGTATCAACAACATCACTAAGGCCATTGAAAAAGGAATTGCGTCTGACACTCTCTTAAACCGCCTAACCGAATTGGAAAAGGAAAAAAAAGACCTGACCTCTCAGCTTCGGGAAGAAGAAAAATATATCTGCCGAATTGACAGAGATCAGATAATATTCTGGCTAACGAAGTTCCAAGGCGGCAATATAGAAGACGAGGATTGCAGGCGGCGTATCATCGACCTTCTGGTAAATTCCGTGACGGTATGGGACGAACCTGACGGATATAAAATCACCACTGCATATAACCTCACTTCCTGCAAAACCAAGACTTTCCGGGTTAGTAACACTGGCTCTCCTTCTAGCGAGGGGTTCGGATTTGGGGAGCTATCGTCCACCAAATCAAAAATCCGAACCTTTGTCCGAAGGGACAGAGGTTCGGATTTTTCTTGTTTGCAGTTGGTATTGTCGCGGAATGAATTCAAAAAAGGAGGATGCATGACCCATGGTCGATCATATGCTCGTGCGTGGCGCAAAGGTCCACAACCTGAAAAATATTGACGTAGACATTCCGCTGGGTAAGATCGTCGGCATCGCGGGCGTGTCCGGTTCCGGCAAGTCGTCGCTGGCGCTGGGCGTGCTGTATGCCGAGGGCTCGCGCCGCTATCTGGAGGCGCTGTCGACCTACACGCGCCGCCGGATGACGCAGGCCGCCAGAGCCAGCGTCGATGACGTGCTGTATGTTCCCGCGGCGCTGGCGCTGCACCAGCGCCCGGGCGTGCCCGGCATCCGCAGCACGTTCGGCACGGGGACAGAGCTCCTGAACAGTCTGCGGCTCATGTATTCCCGCCTCGCCAGCCACCGCTGCCCCAACGGGCACTACCTGCCGCCGACGCTGCTGGTCGCCGCGGGCAAGGAGCTGACGTGCCCGGCGTGCGGCGTGCATTTTTACGCACCGAGCGCCGAGGAGCTGGCCTTCAACTCGCAGGGCGCGTGCCCCAGATGCGGCGGCACGGGCAGCGTGCGCACGGTGGACATGGCGTCCCTGGTGCCGGATGATTCGCTCACGATCGACGAGGGGGCGGTCGCGCCGTGGAACAGCCTCATGTGGTCGCTGATGACGGACGTCTGCCGGGAGATGGGCGTGCGCACGGATGTGCCGTTCCGCGACCTGACGGAGCGGGAGAAGGACATCGTCTACCACGGCCCGGCGGAGAAAAAGCACATTTTCTACCACGCCAAAAACTCCAATCAGGCGGGGGAGCTGGACTTTACTTATTTTAATGCCGTCTATACCGTGGAAAATGCGCTTGCCAAGGTCAAGGACGAGAAGGGCATGAAGCGCGTCGAGAAGTTTCTGAAAGAGGACGTGTGCCCGGACTGTCATGGCACGCGCCTGTCCGCTGCGGCCCGCGCGCCGAAGCTGCGGGGCATTTCACTGGACGAAGCGTGCACGATGACGCTCTCGGAGCTGTATGACTGGGTACAGGGCGTGCCGGACAGCCTGCCGGAGGAGATGCGCCCCATGGCGGGGAGCATCTGCGAGGCTTTTACGGGCACGGCGCGGCGGCTGCTCGACCTGGGGCTCGGCTACCTGACGCTCGACCGCTCCGCGGCGACGCTCTCGACCGGCGAGCGGCAGCGGATGCAGCTGGCCCGCGCCGTGCGCAACCGCACGACCGGCGTGCTCTATGTGCTCGATGAGCCGAGCATCGGTCTGCACCCGGCCAACATCGTGGGCCTCACCGGAGTGATGCACGACCTCGTGGCGGACGGCAATTCCGTCATTCTCGTCGATCACGACACGCAGATCCTGAAGGAATCCGACTGGATCATTGAGATGGGGCCGGAGGCCGGCGCAAAGGGCGGCCGCGTCATTGCACAGGGCACGGTGTCCGCAGTCGCGGCAGATCCCGCCTCACAGATCGGACCGTTTTTGTCCGGAGCACCGGAGGCACCCTTGCGCCCGCGCGCCGGAAAAGCGGACCTGTTTGCGCACGGAACGATTCGCCTGTCCACGTCGCAGATCCATACGGTCAAGCCGCTGGAGGTCGCCATTCCCAAGGGGCGGCTGACGGTCGTGACCGGCGTGTCCGGCTCGGGCAAGACGACCATGGTGCTCGAGAGCCTGATCCCCGCGCTGGAGGCCGGTATCCGCGGCAGCGCGCTGCCGCCGCACGTCCGGGCGGTCAGCGCTGAGGGCATCGCACACGTCAAGCTCATCGACGCGACGCCCATCGGCATCAATGTCCGTTCCACCGTGGCCACCTATGCCGGCGTGCACGACGAACTGCGCAAGCTCTATGCCCGGTCGCCGGATGCGAAGGCGCGCGGCTGCAAGGCCGGCGATTTTTCCTACAATACCGGCTCGCTGCGCTGCCCCGGCTGCGACGGCACGGGCGTGGTGAGCCTGGACGTGCAGTTTCTGCCGGATGTGAGCATCCCCTGTCCGGACTGCCGCGGCTCGCGTTACGCACGCGCGGCTTATGATATCCAGCTGACGAACAAGGCGGGACAGTCCGTTTCCCTGCCGGAGCTGATGGACATGGACGTCAACACCGCGCTCCCGTTCTGCGCCGACAGAAAAACGGTCAGCCAGAAGCTGCAGGTGCTGCAGCAGCTCGGCCTCGGCTACCTCACGCTCGGCGAGGAGACGCCGAGCCTCTCCGGCGGCGAGGCGCAGCGGCTGAAGCTGGCCAGCGAGATCGGGCGCATCCAGACGGATTCCGTGTTCGTGTTCGACGAGCCGAGCATCGGCCTGCACCCGCTGGATGTGCGGGTGCTGCTGGGCGTGTTCCAAGCGCTGCTCGATCGCGGCGCGACCGTCGTCGTCATTGAGCACGATCTCGATGTGATCCGCAGTGCCGATTATGTCATCGACATGGGCCCCGGCGGAGGTGATGCGGGCGGCCGCATTGTCGCCGTCGGCACGCCGGAGGAGATCCGGCAAGATCCCGGCAGCATCACGGGCAGATATCTTTGAGGGCAGCAAAAAACCGCCGCTTCCGTAACGGGAAGCGGCGGTTCCTATTTGTATTCGCTCAGAACTTAATGTCGGTGGGCTTGCGGTCGAACATGGTGTTGACCTGCTTATAGAGCCAGCCCATCAGCTTCTGGTCCAGATTCCAGAAGTACACCACAAACAGCGCACCGACGACGGTGGCGGAAGTGGTGAGCGTCTTTTTCAGGACTTTTGCAACCACAGGATTCAT